TATTTATGGCAGCCGTTATACCCTCTTTAATACTTTGACCGAATTTAAGCCAATCAAACGTCTTGAAAAAGGTGTATGATGTTTCAAACCATGTATTCAATCCCTCGGAGAAATTTTCTCCAAGTTTTGTCCAATCAAGGTCTTTAACAAATCCATTCAAAAACGTAGCAAGAGATTTAGCAATCTTCTTCGTAGTCTTTTTAATCTTTGTCCATGGAATGTTTCTCATTCCCTTGTTAATCCAGTTAGCCAGTGCCGAACCAAGAGAAGTAAAATCTCCACCTTTCCATGCGTCAAGGATTGCTTTCTTCATCTTCTTATACAACTCAACTGCTTTGTTCTGGTTGCTCTTAAAAGCATTATCCCATATCTTTTCATAGTTCTTTAATGCGTCGCTAATATCCTTAGAAAGGTCAATATTAGCATTTCCACCAGAAGGGTCTGTATCACCACTATCGCTATCACTGTTGTCTTGCAATTTATTTACAATATCAAATCCTTGCAAATTGTCGGCGGCTTTTTTTGTCTTTTTAGCCGTCTTATCCATGTTCTTAGCAACTTTATCCGTATCATCTGCCGCATCGGAGTAGTCCGGTACTTCTGGTGTTTTTCGTGGACCATCCGTATCACCAAGTTTGATTCCTGCCAGTTTCGCTACCCACTGTGCAAAATCCTGCAAAACCATAACCATAGCATTCATATATGGGTACAATTTCTGCACAATCGGCATAAACAAGGCGCCTATCGACAAAGCCAGTTTTTTAAATCCAGCATCCAACATCCTAAGTTGATTATTTGGCGAATTAATTGTTTTGGCGAGGTCGGAATATGCAACCTTTGACTGTTCCAACATAGTCAAAACACGCAACTGCATTTTGGACTGTTGCGAAAGATTCTTTATACTTTCTGTAATACCGTGATTCATAGCAGTTTGTGCTAAGCCTGCGGAGGTGATGTCAATTCCATACTTATATAACGCCCTAGACTGACCTACCAAACCAGATTGGAAGTTCTGCATAACATCAGCAGTGTCTAAGTTTGCTAAAGACGCCCAATCTGCTGATAACATAGTAAGTGCCTTTGAAGTGGCAATCGACGTTTCACCAAGCATACCGGCAGAGTTCGTAATCTGTGCAATAGCGGCGTTGTAGTTCATAACCTCTGTTAAATCCAAACCAAGGTTGTGTGAAAAAGTATTTGTTGCATCTCCTGTGTTATAATCAACATCATATCCAGTCAACTGCTTTTGAAGTTTTCCAAATCTTTTACGGAAACTTCCTGCATATTCTTCCGCACTATTATAACCGGCTTTCTTAAACTGGTTAGCACTGTCTTTTCCAACCTTATCAAGCGCAACCGAAAAATAGTTAAATTCCTCAATGTAGTCCTGCGCCGAACCAATTGCTTGACCGAATTTCTTTACAGCACGAATTACCAAAAAGAATTTAGCATAAAACATACCAATGCTACTTACAAAACCTTTTGATGATTTATGTGCGCTTTTTAATTTGTCTTTTAATGAACTAAGTGCATTTCCAAGTTTTTTAGTGTTTGTTGATGCTCTATCAGAAACAGTGGAAATTCTACTACCGCTTGACGCAAGGTTTCCAAGACCTTGAATTGTGTTGGCTACGTTTGAGTTTATTTGAGGTGCATTTTGCAGTTTTTTCAGCAAATTCATTACACCGTTACCAAGTTTATCGAGGTTTGCAACTGTTTCGCCAACACGCTTTCCGGCATTTGCAAGTTTAGCAATACCCTCTACAACTTTTGTAATACTAATATCAATTGCATTTGCAGAAGATAATTTACCTACCAGTTTTACTACTTGTTCGCCTAAAATCGGAAATTCTGTTGTTACATTACCAATATACTGACCGCTATTAGAAAGCCTTGATAACGAACCCACAACACGTGTCACAGTGCTTTCAATTGCAGATACACCGCTAAGTTTGGTTGCTAAATCTGAAACAGAATTTGCAATCTCTGTCATTTTGGATGTATCAAATCCAGCCATATTCACTTTTGAAAGGTTTTTAACTGCATTTACGGCAGATGTAATGCCACTAAGATTCTGAATGTTTCCAAGATTGTTAAGACCATTTGCCAGTGTATTCAAACCACTGGCAGTACGAGATAATCCACCAACATCAATTTTCGCAAAACGCTCAAATCCTTTTGCAATTCTATTGTAGTCTGTTGCCTTTACTCCGCTTAATGTTTTGGTAGCATTTCCAAGTTTTGATACTCCATTTGCAAGTCCACTTAAATTGCTACCGTTAATCTTAGACAGTGAAGATGTTAATACATCAATTTTACCAACAAGATTTGTAATTTCATCTTTGGCACTTTTTGCCGTTGCATTTATTTTAATATCCAACGATTCAACTGTTTCTGACATACTAACACCTCACTATCTATCATTTGCATTACGCAAGATTTTTCAATCTAATAAAACCGTACTTTCCTGCATACTCAATTTTGGCAACTCTGCTTACTTTTGATTTCCACAGAATCCTTACTGTTTCACCTTTTTTGATTGTCATAAGTTTTTTAGACGTAAACAAACGTCCTTTTCTCAAATATGTGTTGCAACGTAATTTACCGGTCCACGTTTTCTTGAATTTATCAAAAGAGCCATATGTGGACATTAACTTTTTGGTTGTACTTCCCCACTTGCCAAGGTAAAAGTGTGGTGTATCAACAATAGACTTCCAATCGCCACCCCATTTCAAACCAACTTTCTTTGATTTTGCAATCTTAGCAACTTTTCTAATCAGTTTATCGTTATAAAGCAGTTTAGAATCATTGATTGCAATATCAAAAGCAATTCCCAATTGGTGTTGCGAAGAATAAGAACTTCCCGGAGCATTTGTTACTATCTTGCCCGGCTTTGTTCTTCCCTTTGCATAAAGCGAATCCTGATATGCTTTTGTACGAAATCCCTCTGTGATAATCAGATAGATTCCATTTTTTGCACACTCTTTAAGCAAAAGTCCAAGTTTGTAGTTTAACCATGGATGTAACTTTTTTCTGTCAATTCTAATTGAATGTTTTTTTTTCATTTTTTAACACTCCTTATATGATTGTTTCTGGCAATCCCTTGTTCATAGACCTTGCCATCCACTGTTTTTCAATTTCAATTGCTTTCTTTATCTCTTGTTCTTCTGTTTCTTTTTCTGCTATATACTCTTCTTCAAACATTTTTGCCATAATTGGACTTTTAATATATTCCGATTTTGCTGATTTACCATTCAAGCAACTGTCTATGGCTACAATCAAAGCAGATATTCCATAATTTCCCCACCATATATGTTGCAATTCATCTTGTTCTTTTAACTGGAGTTCATGCGCTTTGTCATATGGATATAGGTCTTTTGGACAACTTTCCATAATCCTATCGTAAGAAACTCCATAGAAAAGATAATGAGGTATTACATCTTCATATATAAAATCCGAGTATGACTTATTTATTTTTTCTGTGGCTTCTTGTGGTCTTGCGGAAGTTTCGTTACTTTCTCCGATGCTTCCTCTGTCTCCCCAATCTGGTTTAACAGGTCTCCCAAAAAACCCTTACTCATCAATTCCTCCGTCAACTGCGTAAACAAATCAAGGATTCCTTTATCTGGCGATTCATCGTGGTAATCGTCAAGAATATCTCCTACTTCCTGAACGCTCTCAACTGGATTTTCTTTCTGAAATCCAACGTAAAGCAAATCACGAACACAGCAAAACAGTTCTTTAACCTTGCCAATGCCGCCCACATCACTGTCATTTTCAACTTCTTCACTGTCAAAAATTCCAAGCAAATCCTTTGTTCTGTCCATCAAATCTGTGTCGCAGAAACTGTTATATCCAAATCTAACCTTGTATTCCTTACCTTTAACTTTTAATTCCATAATGATTTATCCTTTCCCCACTTTTAGTGGAAAGGAGCCACCCCGAAAGGTGGCTCTCTTTTTTACTGCATATATTATTCGAGTTCCGGTTCGGCTGTCTCTTCATCCTCGCTACTCAACACAGCCTTTTTAGTGTTTCTCGTTGAATAGCTTGTTACCCCACTTTTGTAACAGTGAAAGTACCATCCTTGTTATCAACGACTGTAAGTTGGTCAGTAACCCATTTAGGCACGGTATTCTGAACAACGGTAGCGGTCATTTCAAGAATTTCATCTACGCCGCCTACATCATTTACAGTAGGTGTAATCTGCCCTACATATGCTGATTTGGCAACACCACCAACGCCATCCGTTCCATACAACTGAATAATGTCGCATTTTTTACCCTCAACATTCAAAAGAGCACTAAAATCATCTTTTTCAAGGTTTCCTACAAACTCTTTTGCGTCAGACTGTTTAATACCCATTTCAAAAGTCTGTGCATCATCCTCCATCGTGGTACTTTCTACAGTGTTTGGTGCAGATGTTGGCGATGGGATTGACTTTGCACGTAACATCAATTTGTATGTTCCTGCAAATCCATCTTCGCTGTGTTCTTTGTAGATAATTCTTGCCAAATAACTTGTTGAAGCCATCTTGTTACCTCCTTAAATTTGATAAAAAAATAAAGCCTTTCGGCTTGTATTTACGTCAATATATATCATTCTTTCCGATTGTTCTGCTAAATCTAGCAGTTTGCCGGTAAGTGTCTTTTGTATCATCTTGCGTAGGCATTGAAGAACCACGAAAACGCATTGTTTTCATAATTCTCTTAACTTCCCTTATAACTTCTTTTGCTCTTGCTTGTGATTTATTATCAGTCACATCAATTTGAAAAGAAAACTTTTCCGCATTGATTTTGTCACCCTCTAAATCTTCTCCGATTTCTGAACCGGGTAACAATTGCAATCTTACAAAAGGAAAAACCGCTGGTGTATTACTACTGCCAACGGAAGAAAAGTTTTTATCTGTCATTTTGTATTTTTTTTTCAAACTATCAGAAAAGTTTGTTTTTATCCTTGTGAATACAGTAGATGGCACTAATTCATCCCATTCCACCGACATATGTACCACCTACTTTCAAAATATTTCTTTCGCCGTTTTTATAATTTTACTTCTTATATCTTCTCCGGCTTTATACATAGGCATAGTGGCTTTTACACCATGCGTAGGCATCCATTTTTGTTCCTTTTCATTCCAGTACCACCACATATCGTCATAAGCGTGTGTCTGCCCCGGAAATGTACCAACACCATAAGGAAATTTACTTCCGGCTAATGGATTTTGCGTTGGGTTAAAATGGACACCTGCACCAAATTCAATAGCAAGCAATATGCTAAACGGTGCATAACCATCTTGTTCTTTTACTTGCCCCTTGGCAAGCAATATACCATTACACCCAATCTTGTCAGCAGATATGTTTGTCGAAACCGTAACATACTTTCCTAATGGACTCTCTGATATATTCGTTTCAGCGACCTCTACACCACTTTGTAATAGCCTAGAAACAAGTTGTTTACATTTGATAGGTAAATCATCTCTATACTGCAAAAGTTGTTTTTTAAGGGCATTTAATCCACTTACAGACAAGTTTGCTTTAAATGTCTTTATTGCCATAAAACCACCTACATAATATCAAGTTCTTGAAACACTTTAAAAATCTTTGGAAATTGAATCGCAAACCAATCAACTATTGTTTCTTCATGACCAAATTGCTGTGAATGTTCAAAATTGGATTGTAAGCCACTCTCACTTAAAAAAGCATGAATTATCTCATGCCTTAATTGTTTGCTTTGTAAATTCCTAAAATTTCCAACATTGTTAAAGTTGTCAGAACGAATAACGATTGTATGATTTGTGCAATCGCAATAACCATCGCAATCAGCATCTTTTAATTCCTTTTCTTTAACCATATATTCAGTTCCAAGAATATTTACTTTTTGTTTCATTACTTCACATTCCTTTTTAACAAGAACAAGTCCTCATTTAATCCCTCGTCCGCAACACCTTTTACTGTGTAATCAGCACTGCTTTCATCTGGAATTGTGTTATCATCATCCTTGTATACGATTTCTGACTTCTTCCAAATCACGCTACCGGATTTCAAAGGCAAATAACCTTTACTGACAATGATTTGTGCATAGTTTGTACTATCATCAATACCATAGTCTTGCCATACAACTTCATTTAACTTATTTGTTATGTTTGCCTTAAACTCAACTGGTTTTGTATAACCAATTGTTGTTTCTCCGGTTTCAATCTTGTTTCCATCATCATCCGTAATGTAAATTACATTTCCCTCTTCGTCTGTATAACTTTCATATATCGGTATTTGCCCGTCTTGCAACGAATAAAACATTCTTTGTTTGTTAGATGCCAACGTCATCAAGGCAACCACCTACTCACTTGATTTAATCTGTTTAATGAGCTGATTTCCGTATACGCTCAATCCGGCAACAAGAACACCCTGAACAATTGATGTAAACACTGCCATAAGCATTTCTGGTACTGTTCCAATAGATGTATTTGCCATTACCCAAATGGCACAAAGCAAAATACCAAGTACACCTAAAATACAAGGAATGTACTTATCTTTGATAACATCCATTTTTTTAATTCCGACACCGATAATATACAAAACAACTGCTACTACAATCAGTTCCGGTTTTACATAACTCATAATACTATCCATCTTTTCTTACTTCCTTTCCGTTGAGACGTTCTTCAAGTCCGTTAAGCCTGTGATGAGCCTGCTTGCAACTTTCTTCAACTTTAATAATTCTGTCATTGTGCATTTTAATATCTTCCCTCATGGATGATATTTCTGATTTAATCTCTTTAGTATCTTGACCTATATCATCAAGTTTTACATTGATTCTTGTGTTGTCTTTTACGCGTTCTTCTATATCTTTTGTGTCTGTCCGCTTATTATTCTTTAGTCCAAAGTAAACAGAAAAACAAACGGAAATAACGCTAATAAGTAAAGCAATCTCAATATTCATACCTTACCGCCTTTCCGCAAATTATAGTGTTTCGTTGCCCTCCACCGCTTACACGAAACGCCCTGCGAGAAATTTAGATACTCTAAACAACTCACGCACAATCTTCTATAAGACCTGCACAAATGGATAAACACATTTCAAAATATCATCACGACTAACCCAAGTCCTTGAAATTGAATTTTCGCTATGACTACTTTCAAATGGTGCGCCCATCTGTGCAAAATCATATACTGCCAAATTCTTAATTACGGAATAGTAGTTATCGTAAAGGTCTTTCTCAACTTCATCATCTGTGTAAGATGTTGCCTGATAGTTTCTTCTGTTCTTAACTTCTCGTATAGCATCTTTGACCTTTACTGAAATTATGTCAGCATTAAACGTAGGCTCATTTCCATATTCAATTGTCAAATCTGCAATAATTTCTTCTTGCAGTCCTACTTCCATTGCTTCATCCATAATTCAAACTCCTATAATCCGAATTTTTCAATCAACATTTTCTTTAAATCTGCGCCGCTAATCTCTTCCGCTTTATCAACACCCTGCTCGTTAGCAAGTTTTTGTAAATCAGCGGTAGACATACGATTGATTTCTGTTTTGGTATAAGATTTCTCAGCAGACAGATTTGTATTTTCAGAAAAACTAGAGGTGGATTTCTCCACCTCTTTTGAATTATTTTCTGGAACATCTTCTCCTGCTTCATACCAAATACCATTCTTATTTACGATATAGGGATATATCATGCTTAATACCTCCTACTCTTGTGAATGAACCTCAATAACAAATGTTGAATCCATATTTTCATAAGATGGAAGCACAATCTCGGAAGCGGTTACAGATGTAATAGCTGGTGGACCGTACTCGACTTTCTTTGCTACTGCAATTCCTACTCCATACATAGATACGTCTACATCAGCCACCTGTGAAGCTGTTCTCTCTTCCGGTGTAGTACCAAACCAAGTGCCGCCAAGAGCACCGGCCGGAAGTAATGTAACCTTATCATCTGGATAAAAATATGCTTCCTTGCCATCATCACCGATGTACATTTTGTCATAAAGAACAATGGTAAGTTTTGTTCTTGACTTAACGATTGAAATTACATTATCGTCTGTAAGTTCAATATTTGCTGTAAGGTTCTGTGCAAGAATTGCATTTTTAACCTGTTTATTCTCTAACAGATAATTAAACGTGTTAGAGTTCATAAGAACATATGTTGCAACCTTACCAAGTTTTGCAAGTGCTTTTCTTGCATTATTAAGGTCGGTAAGCGGCTTTGAATTTACTGTGTCGCTCCACATTGCTGTGTCCTGCAACTTTAAGTAATGCTTAGCGGTATATTCTCCGTTAGGGTCGTAATCATACTCATACTTAACGCCATCAGATTCAATTCCGATTGTTGGGTGTCCTTTTGCTGTAGCAAGGAGAGCCATTCTCATTCTTTCCGGAACAACCTCTGCACCTCTTACAAGTGTTGTGGTATCATCATAGATACTTTGTAATGCTCCCTGTAAATATGGGTCGTTTTCATCCTTAATTCTGTCGATTTCCTGTGCATCTTCCTCTGTAATAACCATCTGTTCACGGAAAAATGCCATCTGTGTCTTTTCTGTTTTTAATCCCTCTCTTGCTCGAATGGTAGGCAATGCATCAAAGTTTGACGGCTTTAACGAAACCGGAAGTCCTTTGTGTGTTTTAATCCACTTTAAATCAAGTCCAGATTTCTTTCTTTCCGGGAACCACTGTAATCCAAGATAAGGAATATCATTGCTTGCATCGTTTGTAGCTGCAAGCGCAATGGCTTTTGTATCTACTACTTCATTTACTAACATTCTTTTTACCTCCTGTTAATTACTCAAATACAATCATTGGCAGTGCTGTCTTAACTGCTGCGTCAATGGTTACACCCGAATGATTTTTGGCTGTTTTTTCGTCAATATAAGCTTTCTTAAGCAATGTACCCTGTGGTCTATCTTCGGTTACATCATGAAGCAAAATACCAACTACTGTTGCTGTGTTGTCTGCAACTCCTGTCTTTCCGATAGGTGTTCCAGCCTTAACAACCTTTTTCCCATTTGCTAATTTGTCTGTTACACTTGTAAAATCAAGTGTCATAGGAATACCCTCAAACGGTTTTCTTTTGAGGATGTTTACATCTCCCTCGTATGCTGTCTGTTCAAACTGCATCATTTTAATTACCTCCTACATAATGTGATAAAACGTCATTATTCTGTTTCTGACCGCTGTAATACTTCTCTACAAGTTTTTCAGCGTTTGTTTTTTCTTCTCCACTTCCACCTGTAGAACCACCCGGATTAGGCGTATCGTCAAGTTTCTGTTTCTCATATTCGGCGATTGCCGTTTTTTTACTGTCGGCAAAAATCTGACCGAGAACCTCATAATCTGTAGCACCATCATCTGTAACAACTTTGCTCGCCTGCTCTGCTGTTAATCCAAAATTTTCCATTGCATTTGCTCTCTGTGTGCGAACTGTATCTTTCTTTTCAAGTTCTGCAATTTTTTGGTTTGCTGTTTCAAGTGCCGTTGTTGCTTTTTCAAGCTCTGTCATGTTTTGGCTATTAAGCTCGTCAAGCTGTGTCTGCAATTTGTCAGCCTTATTAGCTTTTTCTTTGTACTGTTCAGCTTTGGCATTTGCCTTTTGAACCGTACTTCCATAGTCAGCCATTATTTTGTCTGCATTTTCCTCGCTAATTCCCATAGCAATAAGTTCTTCTCGTTTCATATTTTTACCTCCATGTCATACGAATTTTTATACGGTGCAACGACACCGATTGACATTGCTGTTTTGTACGCTCACAGCTTTGCGAATTTTTATAAAATAAAAGAGATAGTCTATTCGACTACCTCTTTATTTACTGGATTGTTATTTTGTCCCACCACATCTGTATCTTTACTTGTCGGGTACAGATATTCCATTCTGTCTTTTGATTCAAGAGCAACCGCTTCACTGTCGCTAAACAAATCAACGGTTTTAATTGCTCTTTTGTAATCAACCCCTGCTTCAAGTAACATTTTAAGTGCTTCTGATTTTGTAAGCAGATTATCTATTTTGTTATGGTTGATATGTATTTCAATGTCGCTTGGCATAAGCGTAAAATTTCGCTTTATACGCAAACGATTTAGTATAATTCTTAGAGACATTCTTTCCGATTTTTTTAGTATCGGTTCGTTGATTGCTGTTCTTAGTCCTGCATCATAATGTCCGTTTCGTAGGTTTACTGCATTTCCAGTATCACCTCCGGCATTGTTGTTGGAACGATTAGCCAAACCTTGAATACTCAAAAACCTTTCAAACAAATCATCAAAAACAACTTGACTTTCTGTTTGGTTCAGTTCATTTGTCATAACATCAACATCGGCTTTGTTTTCGCCATTGTTTGATTTAACAACTAAGGCACCTTCTAATCTCATCTGCGAAAATGTATCTTTGTCAATCTCGCAATTCACAAATTTAATCCATGCAGAAACAAACTGCTCAATGCCGTTTACACGGTCAGAAGATAATGTATTGATTGAATCCGTAATAGGAATTGTAATTTCAATATCCGATAATCTTCTTGCATTATTGGGATATTCCACAACCGGAATAGCATTATTTCCGTTCAACCCACTACTTTTAATTTTTCCGTCAACAATTTCAAAATACTCTCTTTCCGTATAGCAAAAATATATTGAATTATCGTTTTCATCTTCTCTAATTTGACAAGAAAAAGCGGGTTTTCCATTTGAATAATAAACGACAAACGTATAGCGTGGGTTTTCCGAAAACAAAGCAAAGTCGCTTTCGTCAAGCAAATCTCCGTTTCCGTTGTCATTTCCAACAAATCTATAAGCCGTACCGCAAATACTTCTCCAACGGCAAATATCAATATCTACTTCTTGTTTGCTTTCAGAATCCATCGTAACATTTAGTTCCGTAATCTCTTCTGATTTCTTATCGTCTGTTCCACGTAACACATACTGAATAGGCTCTGCACATATTTCAGCAGTTTTACGCTCAACAAGTTCATAAGCAAGATTTAAAACAAGTTTGTTGTTTACTTCCGGTCTATTTACCTTTTTACGGTATAAAATAGGCTGGTCTCCTCTGTAATATCTATCAAGGTAATTGATTTCTTTTGCATTCTGCTTGTGAATCGAAAGTGCCTTGCTTAATTCTTCGACAATATTTAATTTTGTAATTTTGGATTTATTTGTAGAAATTACTTTTCTTCCAAAATTGCATTGATTTACTGCCGTAAACGGTCTTATGTTTTTTCCATAATACTTAAACATTAAAGCACCTCACTAACAAAACGTCATTCCACTCGATGTTGTCCTTTGTAATATTTTTTTCAACTCTGTAGTTCCGGTATCTACATGGTAAACAACTCTTTTTCTGCATTTTTTACAATTCACAGAAATATTCATACTGGAGCGTCCATCCCATACGGCTACTTTTCTTCCACATCTTGGACAATATATCGTTTTTGGTTCCGTCATAAAAACCTCGTTTCTTGCAATAAAAAAACACCGCCTTTTTTTGGCAGTGTTTTATTTTGATTTCTTCATTTTATATTATATAATAATTGCTATATGACATACTATGACATATTATCAATCTTTGTATGTTTTTCCATATAACTTTTCAAATTCCTGCAATGCTCTTCCATGTATTCTAATTGTTTGTCTCCATGAATACGTCATTTCATCTGCAATTTTCTCAAATGTCTTTTTCTCAACGTACCTTGCAAACAAAATATGATAATAAGTTTCGTTGTCAATTCCATCAATTTGCGAAACAATAAAATTCTTTTTGTCTACATACGTGTCGATTAAATCATCCAATTCCTTTTCCATCTTTTCAATTTTGCAATAGGTCGAACCCATTTTGTCAAAGTTAGGACTTGTTTTTACTCTTTCTTCATTTTTTACAGCAGAAACACTTCGTGCCAGTTCTCTAAATTGCTGTATTTCAGATAACTTATTGTTTATCATTCGGTCAAGTCTACTAATTTGCTGTAAATATGTTTTAGTATCCATAATTTCTATAACCTCCTCTAAATGGGTTTTTTGGCACTTCTATTTTTGCCATACTCCAATTTCCCTCAATGAAGTATGCTAAAGACGCAAGGCAATCCGCCGCATCCTCATGTTTGTTTTTTCCAGTAACCGTAAAACTGTATAAATTTGTCATGAATTTTCTGTATTCCTGACTTCGGCATCCAACATCACGGAAATAAAACTCTCTAATACTTCCAGCCTTATCCCATATCCTTTGCGTTTTTCTCATGTTTGTAGGTGCATATTCAGAACGTAGATTTATTTTCCATCCTTTTTTCTTTAGTAATTCTTCGATTTCATCCTTATATCCTTCTCCACCTTGATTTGCTTCAAAAAACGCACTTCCAACGTCATTATCAATAATCATGTTTGCTACTTTAGGTTTTGTTACTTTCTTTTCACTGTTGTCGAAAACAACATCATCAATGTAAATTGAACCATCCTCGTACATATAAGCTACCGCAAATGCGAGGAAATCTTCCCCGCCTAAAGCAACGTCACAAGCAGCACATATTCTGTAAGGTTCTTCTTCCGGCAATACACCATTGTAAAATCTCATATGTTCTGGATTAAAAACTGCACCGTCTCTTTCAATTGGTTCCTGCTGATACTGTGCGTACCAAGATGCCATATCGTCGTTTTCTTCAAACTTTGCTCTTAACGTCCGGTAGTATTGCGTTGTATATCCAACACCATAATCATAATCAAAGTTGCTTTCATCGTTTTCGTCCAAAGCCGGTATCTTCAAAATGTCGTATCTGATATTTTTGGCTTCTGGGTTATTCTGCAAGAAATCCAATCTATCACTATAAAGGTCGTGCAAACTCCAAATTGTACCATTATGGATTAGTTTGCACTGTTCCTTTTTACGTGACATTACATTATTGTCAAAGATAATCTGCTTTCGTTTGAGTGTGTCTGGGTTAAGCACATCTTGAATGCCTTCAAGAATATCATCCAATACCATCCAGCCGTAAGCGTCATATTCTCCATTAAGTCCACTTTCCAATCCTTTTCCAGAAAGTGTTTTGTACTTCTTTTTTCTCACAAGGTCTACTTTATGATTTTTTGAATCCGTATCAGCAACTTTTATTTTTGGAAATACATCGGAAAAACAATATGTTGGGTCTGTCCAGATTTCCATGACACCAGTTAAAAACGCTCCGCCTAATCCCTCTTTGTATGTCACATACAAATTGCTTTTTTCTGCGTCTTTTGCACAATGCCATGACATAGCAAGCGTTATTATCTGCGAATTATGAGTTGGAATCATAGTTTTTCCAATCATATATAATCCATCTTCGCTGTCAACTGTTATGCAGTTACCAGTTTTATGTTCGCTCTCTTTAATATCACAAATAGCAACTCTTCTTTTTTCAGAAAATTCGTAAATTTTCTTTCTATAAAGAACACAAGGGATATGTTCTGTTGGATTAAAAGATATATTCCAATATTTTTTTCTGCCAACTATTCCGCTTGATGATGTTCTTGGCTCAATCTCTTGAGTGCAGCATCTCCATCCAAATGAATTTATAAGAGTTTCAAAATCATTTTTCAATAACTCATCAGCGGTCGTAAATTGGTATCTGTTTTCTTTTTTTATAAAACAACCGTCTGTATCAATAAGACCAGCAAGTAATTCTAATCTTTGGTCTATTGACGCAGTTAAATAATCAACCGGTATATGTTTAGGCATAGTATGTGTATAAAAACACATATTATAAAATCTTAATCCATCTACAAGTTTTCTTCCAAACCCATACGTAACAACACCCGTTGTTTTATGTATGTATTTTCTTTCTACTTTGTAGCCAAGCCTAACAATTTTATCTATTATTGCGTGGTCTTTTTTATCACCCGTAATAAATGGTTTTCTATTTGTACCATCTCCAAGCCAAGCACCAAGAACATAAGGAGGTACTTTAAGATTCTCCTTATACTCTCCATCCATCATTGGTTTGTGTGGCAACATGAAATTATTTCTATTTCCGTTTTTTAAGTGTCCGATTAGTTGTTTTGTCTCTACTGTTCTATATTTTCCGCTTCTTCTGTCAAAAACCGTCCATTCGTGGTTTTCGTGACAATCTATGCTTTCTCCATTTGAAAGAAAAACAGTATGCGTTGTGTGGTGTTTTGGATGAACGCAAATTACCTTTACATATCTTCCATCAAAACCAACAACCAAATCTCCAACCTTTAAATCTCCGTGTTTTTTCCAACCTTTACTTGTAAATACTGGTGTATCATCCGAAATAAGTTTTCCAACCCTTGGCGGCATGTGAATAAACAATTCGTCAAGTTTTCCATCTTCAAGTTCCTGCAACTTATCGGCAACTTGTTTAAGGGTTTTTCTTCTAGGCTCGTAAAATCTTTCTTTCTTAGGTCTGTTTTTTTCTATGTAAAGAATGTAACTATCAAGAATGTAAGGTGCTTCATAAAGCAGTAAATCGTAATATTTATCTAAAATATCATACGACTGCTTGTTTTTTTGAGATTGCGTTTCAAGCCAATTAAAATCAGCACCATTTGTAATTGATTTTATATACTCAAAAATCAGTTCTTTTGCTCTTGTAGAAACTTCCAATCCATATTCACGGTCTTTTCTTCCGCAAAGTATAATTTTACTTGCTTCGCAATATGCATCTATTACACTACGGTCTATTCCATTCCGTAATATGTATTTTTCGTATTCTTTTATATTTTTCTCATCTTCAATTGTATGCATTAAAAAAGCACCTCCACACAAGCAGAGATGCTATAATATGCATCCTGCCAATAATTTTTGTTGGTTAGGGGCTACGACCATTCCGTAGTCCGTAAATATTTCATTTTATATATAAATCAAATATCGGCACTGCATTTCTTGGCGATAATTTCGTTTCTTCATTCTCAAATGCTTGTAGATATTCTTTTACCTGTTCTTCACCATCAAATTTATAATCAAAATCTTTGTAGCCGAAAAGCATATCATCTGTTCCACAATGAAACATACCTCCACGCATAGCATTATATCTAATACCGTCCCAAGGTTTTTTCTCGCAAACTGAATAGCAGATATTTCCACAAACTTTCTGTATCATACAGAAGTAATTTTCAGAAACGCCGACAACTCGCATAGGTCTCTTCCAGTGATTTATTTTTACAAGTGTTCCGACTGTGATTGTGTCTAAAATATCTTTTGTTATCTTGGTGTAGTGTTTATACTTGGATTTCATGGCATCAACTCCTAAATTCTGCTTTCTCTAATTTTACCTATACGATTTAGCAACTTTAGAAAATAACTCCGTTTGTTAGCCGGCAATTTAATTATTTATTGTTCCATTCAAATCCAAAATCCGACCTTTTAATTTTGCATTGAGGAATACCGTCTTTCCAAAATACCAAACCCTCTATGTAATGTTCGGATAGATATTTTTTAATTCCATCAAAGGTTCGTTCTACTTCAACAATGATTCTTCCATGCGGAACAAGGTCATCATAATCTTTATTGTACGGGTTTCCATTAAAATGCTTTCCAACCGCTTCATACGTTCCATCAGTTAAAGGACTTAAACAACACTGCATTGCAGTATCATATGCTTTTATAAACCACTTATCCTCCGGTTTCTTATCATCAACTTTTACCCAACATGGAAAATGCCCTGTAATTGGGTCTGCCTTTTCCTGACATTTAATAGCTCCTTTTGGAACTGGTTTACCGTTCTTTGCGTCATATCTCTTGTAAAATTCTCCGTTGATAATCGCGCAACATGAACCATCAAATTTTACCGTTGCGACTCCATCTCCATTCAAAACCCATTCCATACCTTTTGTTACAATCGGAAGTGTTTCTACAACGCAATTGCTTATATATTTTCTTTCAAACAACGTAGGTATCTTTTTCATTTTTACTTCACTATCCTTTCCTCCGATAATCGGAAATTACTTTTCAACTAATTCATCTGCACGCCTTGTCATTTCAATTTGTGTTCCATTTTCATCTTTTGTACAAACAGAAATATATCTATTACATGAACTACGCACATCTTCTCCAAGCCATATTTCCGTTTTATCATCATCAAAACTGTAACACTCTCTCATTTTTTCAATGCAATTATTCATTTCTGTTATTTTCATAATGACACACTCCTAACAATTTATCTTAATACCTTCTGTTAAAACTTCCGTCTTTTTCTCATTTAACATTGGTACATTGTTTTCATCTGTTTTTATCCAATTTGCATCAATTACAATCATTGGTTCTTTTCCTGCATGGCCACTGAAATGTAATTCAACATCTTTACCCGGCACTTTTTTACCATCAATAAATAGCTTTGCGGTTTCTCCGTCAGATATTATCTTGATTTTTTCTTTTTCAATTGGCTCGCATCCATATACTGATTTCAAAGATTCATTATACCATTCATCTATTTCCGCTATTACAGCCGATGCACGATATGTAGGCTTACTCATTGTCTTTGTTCTTCCACACAAAACCTCTTGATAATTCTCAATGATAAATTCGCAATCTTCTCCGTTGTACTCATAATCCTTGTAGAATTTCCAAAAAGACTTTATGTTTTTTATAAATCTAAATAGCATTTTCATTTTCACTATCCTTTCCAATAAAGCAAATCTACAACGTATAAAGGGCTGTAACCATAATCATATTTGCAACCTATTGTTTTCTTCATTTATGCACAACACCTTTCTTGAAACTTCGACGCATTCTTCTCTCTTTTCTTCGTTTGTACATTTGCCATCTGCGTTGTATCGGCAGGAAGTTAGGTTGCATTTTTTATTTGCATAAGCATTATTCACATTATCAATCCATTCACGAAACGGAATGTTGCTGATTGTGGCATTATCTAATGCTTCATCAACCGTTTTTTGCACTATTTCTTTTATTGATATTTTCATTCCTCATAAACCTCTCAAAATCTTCCATACACTTATTACATAAATCGTAGGTAATATTTAATATGCCATTTTGTGTGATTGATTTCATACACAACAGACCTACTTTTATCTCTTTCCCACACCTGTCGCAAGTATACCATTCTTTTTCGTGCCGCATAAAAACTAACCTCCAGTATCAAACAGAATACACTTCTTATTTTTCAATAATCTTTATCGTGTCCTGCACTCCATAGTAAATGACATATCTCTTACCATTTTCTCCCTCAAATTTAATATAATTATCATCGTGATTGCTTTCTACGTCAACTTTGCCCTCGTAATGGAAAATCTCTCTTCCGTCCTCTGCTGTTATTGTAATTTCCCTCTCAATACCATTTTCTAGTTCAGACTGGTAATCTTTATAGTTTCTAATTCCGCTTGCCGTAGACTTGTTCCACCAGTTAATACCAAAGCCAATCAGAACAGTAATAATACAGCAAACAACAAATGAAACAATTGACGCTCTTAAACTTTCTGTCATAAGTCCAACTAGCAATACAAGAAAAAGAAAAACAAAAACAATACAAACTAAAATTACCCATTGTCCAAATGTAAACATATTTTCTACCTCACTTTCCAAATAAAAACCTTTTTACAGATGCTATGCGTTGTCTTATAGTGGTTTTTTCATACAATGCTGGCAATCCGTTTTCTTTTCTCCACGTATCATTTAACAAATATCCAGTAACACGAATTGAAATATAATGTCTGACACTGTCTTCTTCCCAATGCGTTTTAGGTAATCTTCCAAAATTCTTCATCGAAACAATTTCAACACGCTTTTTTGACATATCCATTGCATATTTGTTTTCTTCCTTGTCAAACCAAAAAGAAATACCGTCTATCTCAAAGTGTTTCATTTTGCTTAGTTCCATCAATCTACCAACTTTCTACCACACTTAGGGCAATTATTGATTTCATAATCAAAATCCATAAAACTATCTCCCGTTGCGAAATGTATATAAACACCGTGTTCATCTTTGTATATGTAATCTTTGTATTTTGTGCTTGTGTAATCTTTGGTATAAATGTTTTTGCAAAATTCACACATGCCTAATCATCCTTTCCAGTTATCAACTCGCTATGTGGTAATTTTTTAATAAAATCACAAAATATATGCCAATCTGGTAGTCTGTGATTTCTTCTCTGCTTGTAAATCGTCTTTAACTGCCTATAATTTGTTGTCATCCTCGCAGTCAACTCAAATCCAGACGGAATATTGTATAACAGTCGCAAATAATCTTCTCTGTCTTTTGTTTTCAAGTAAATCTCTTTCAATCTCTCGACTTCTTCGATAACTGCATCAGACACATAGTCGTTGCACATACACTTAATATCCATTTTGCTAATACAGTGCATTGTTGACTGGCTCGATACAAAGTCTATAAAGTGGTATCTTTGCAATTCCACCCACGCCTTATTGCTGAATGTCAAATCAAACTGAACAATCACTCCGTTAAGGAAATTGTCATGCCCTGTGCCTATGTCACATCTTCCAAGATTATCAATTCTATCGGTAAATTCGTCATTCACAGCATTTATATCTACCGCAAACGGATATTTGCTTGCCTTAAAACTATCTTCAATTCCAAAAACCTTGATATTTTCTATTCTTGCCATTTTACATCTCCAGTTATATTCGGTTTCTTGTGTTGGAAAGTATTATCCGGTCACTTATTACTATTCTGTCCATACTCTACTGTCAGACAACCAACACAAGCATTTTAATTATTTCAGCAAGGAATACCGAAACGCTTGCTTATCCGGTAGCGAACCGGAACATTGATGTGGTGAGGAATCGAACCTCACATGATGCCTTTGTCCATATCCTTTCGGCTCACTTTGGCATCGTACTTGCGGTTTCCTGCGTCTACCCTTTCCGCCACACATCAGCAAAGGTACCCATTCAAATGACTAATGATTATATCGCAAAACAGGAAAATTCTAGGTGCCTTTGCATTAAATTATTCCCCTCTATTGGGGAAACGCCGATATTTGGATTTGAACCAAAACGCCATCACGACTACTGACAGTTTAGCAAACTGCTCCCTTACCTAGTTAGGGTTATATCGGCAAATAGGTTCATTGCAATCCCACAAGGTCTACATTACTTATTTGCAAATTTGGAACATTCTTACCTTTGGATATTTCTCGTAAGAAATTACACCTAATCGGCAACCGGGGATTTGAACCACGGTTCTTTGTGTATAGTGGGATTCTACACAACGCATTATCCATTATGCTATCGCCGTAAGTACGGATTGGCATACATGCATCTGTGTTTTAATCCGCACTGTTGCGATTCTTTTGCGTCCGGCTACTTTGGACACTGGGAACTACCGCAACGAAACCATAAACCCCACCGGACCTTGTGACGGTCCTTTAATCAGCTTTCCGCTAGTGGGTAAAGAAAGGTTCATGCAAAAAAATCAAAAAACATGAACAAACCATATACACCGAATTGCCGGTGTTGTATTCCGATTCGCTCTCGGCTAGAACGGATATACATTGCCCCTCTTTGTGATTCGCACTCCTTATCACGTTTAAGAGTTCAAGGGATATGGTAAAACTCTTAATGAGTTATAAAATATATCGCCACAATGGACGCACAAAAATTGATTATTGACATTATTCTATCACGAGGTCTTTCGCCTAACACTATGTTCAAAAACGAAACTACCACTATGAATCCAAAATAAACCACAGCAATGTATCGAATCAAAAAACTAATCATCACGGTTCCTCCACTCTTCGCATCCGTGGTCGTGTTCGACATAATCAGATGCATAGTCACTGTTCATATTCTCGCACACATAACCATTCTCACGGCTATATGCAGCATATTTACAATTTCCACAACACAGTTTTTCGTTATCGTCCATCCTTGAAGTCCTCCATTTCTTTTACACTCATTCCAACAATTCCTGCCGAACCATCCGAATCCGTATTCTTGAAATACTCTCCATTCTGCGGAAACATGAAACGGAACATTGCGTAATTTGCTACATCGCAAAGGTATTCTGTGTTCCCAGTTTCTTCAAACTTCGCAAGACACTTTTTAAGACTTCCAATCGCATCCACATTTCCGGTTGCGAAATTTCTACTTGCCTTGCCGTATTTGTAATAGCTCTGACATATCAACGCTTTCCGCTTATCGTCAAACGCTTTTGAGTATTCTGTTTTCAACAATTCATTTTCCATTCTCAAAAACCCCTTTTTTATTTTTTCGGGAGTATGGGGGACTTAGTAGGCGGTTTTTTAATCCCCCAATAGAGGGGTAGGGGGTAGGCTGCTAGTCCTCTGTTTGTTTGGTTCGTAAAACTACAATTATACGAACTTTTACGCTTTTCCGTTGTTTATCCGTCTTTTTGTTCGATTTCAATGACTTCTTGTTCCGGATTTGTCAACTTTGGAAGCTCGCTATCTGCTAATGCTTGGCTGTTTTGATTGCCGACCTGCACTGGAGCAGTTTCCGCCATCCCATAAGCCGCTTTCGCAACAAATATCAAATTGGCATTCGTGCCGGTCTGGTTATGTAAGCGATTGAGGGTAAAAGACTTGCAAATATCAAACCATTTTTTTACCGTGGTGCCATGCGCTGTACTAACTCTATACAACCCATTAGCCCAATCTGTAAACGTAGACCTATGTATACCAGTTAAAAAACTAAATACCTCCAGTGTTGGTAGTACTTTATACTTAGCACATATACGGACATAAAGATTAAATAAATTATCTAATAAATCTATATCGTCGTTACTAGGCTTTTGAATATTATCAGCAATGTAGAAAATCATAGATACAAAGTTGTCCGCTACACTTTCAGTATCTCCATCTAGTTCAGTGTCTATGTAATCATCTACCAGCCTATATATATCGTTCTGGTATATCTCAATACCAACTTCGCTTTTAATAACATTATCTTTCACAACATCAACTCCAAACATTCAAAAATAAAAACGCCAACACAAGAAAAATAAAAAGTTATCCTCTTGCGTCAGCGTTTATATATGCTGCCGTCTGTGTGCTACTGTTTCCAGAGCAGTAATTTAATATCTGCCCTTACTATACACGATATATAACCCAATGTCAATAATAAATTTATAATATTTATTTATCGAGTTCGAGCCGTTTTTTATAAATCCTGGTGCGGCGTCGGGGAATCTGCCCGACTATATATATACTTATCTTTTCTAACCTTATCTTATCTAATCTTATCTATGTTACACTTTGGAAACAGATTGTAACCAAGTTGTTAGCAGAACTGTATACAACATGTTTACAAGTCGATAACAAAATGACAACAAAACGCACAAAAAAAGACGGCTAAAAAGCCGCCCTTTTCTTCTGGAATCACTCGCCAAGATACTGGCTATATAGTTCCGTCCATGCTTCAGCGTCAAGGTCACTTTCGAGTTCGGCGGATGCCTCGAACGGCTCCGCTTCTTCATGGTCCAGAACGTCGGAAATGTCAACAGTGTACTGTTTTCCGTCAACATCAACCCAGACGTTGGCGGCGTCGTTCTGAACTCCGTTCCCTTTCAGGGCTTCCCGCTGGAATGAATCAAAATCCATTACGGCAAGCTCTTTTTTGGCTTCCTCTTTCTCTTCAATTTTCCATCTTTTCAATTCTTCCTGGTTTTCATCGTTGCCCCAAATTGTGTCACCTTTCTGAAATTTCTTCATTTCCTCGTTTGTTGCTTTGTATTCCCCTTTTAGCAATCTAACCATATTCAACATATTCTTCACCTTTCCACGCCATCGGCGGCGTGCCTTTCTTTATTTGATAAGTTAATTATAACCTACTTTTAGATTATTGTCAACTACTTTTTTTAAAAATATTTTATTTTTTCTTCGTCCGTCGGAATCACTTCCAGTATGTCGCCCGGTTGACAGCGGCACATAACGCAAATTTTATTTATGGTATCGAGGTTTACCATCTTCCCAGTCCTCAAATTTGAGTTTGTTTGTCCTGAAAGTAGTTTCTCTTTTTGAATTCTCGTTTGATTATATCCGTGTTTTTTTAGCAACGCCAGAACATCGGTTTTATATCTTATCAAAGTTCATCACCTCCTAGTGTTTTAATTGTATCATATATATAGGAATAAATCAAGAAAAAAATATTCGCAAAAAAGATTACAAAAACCCTTGACATTATTCTAGTTTTAGGTTATATTATATACAGAAACAAAAAAGGCACCGCAGCCGAACAAAGCAAAAACGGTGCCACCAATCAAAAAAAAAGAAAGGTAAGGGAATTATATCATAGATTCCCGAAAAGGTAAAGAATTATGAAAAAATTAACAATTGCAGAGATGAGAAAAAAAGAGCTTGCTAGATTTAGCGAAGTATATAGCATCGATTTAGCAGACGCAAAAAAACTTGTAAATAGTTTTTATCGCTTTTGCTGGTTGGAAAGCAATTTATTCTATCTTGAAAATAACGAGAGTACAGCAAATAGCGCCTATGTAAAAGATTTACAAAAAAAAGAAGAAAATTGGACGGAAAGGCTGCAAAAAAATCTTGCCGCTCATGGTTTGGTAATGGTCTGGTTTGGCTATTTGCCTACCATTTGCGAATCCGGAACAACTAAGACGGCACTTGAAAGATATTTTTACGAATAGAATTTCGCCGGGCTGGTTAGTTTGGAATCTTTTTGATGGCGGTTGCGGTGTCGTTTATCGTAGAAATGACTGGAAAATGATAATATCAACCGGGATGCCGGGGGATTTCTGTTATATTTAATAATTAGCCGGATGCGTTCCGGCTTTTTGTCGTGCGCTCTGCCTGCTTTTGGTGGGCGTGCGTCCTGCTGCCGTTTTGCTTTTTGCAAATCTCCGGCGGTGTGTTTGCGATACAGAAAAACAAAAGGCTGTTTTTACCCTGCCGGATTTGTTCCGGCTTGGTTTGGATGCAAAAATACATAGCACCTTGACAACGCTTTATATTCGCCGTATACTGATTTTATATATCTATGGCAAGTTTATAGGCTCACGAGATAAAAAGGGCAAAATAGATGCTTTAGAACGTCTCACAAGGGCAAGCCTTTATTTAGTGTATCTGAAATCAGTAAAGTAAAAAACAGTGCAAAAACTGTTAATATAAATCAATTTGAAAAAATTCACCCTGCAACTATAAAAATCAGCAACCCCGGGGGGTATCAAAAAATTTGCATTATCGGGCGAAAATTCCGAAATCGCAAAAAATCTCTCTCCAACCTTGAAAATTTGAAAGGTAGGGGGGGTATCAAAATATTTTGCTTACCGGGTGTAAAAAGAAAGGAGTGTTCAGCATGAACAAAAAAACAAAAGCATTAGACAAGGAAACCTACAAAGAAATCATAACCGCAATTCGCAAAGGTTTCAATTACGGAGAACACGTATTCAAGCCAAACAAAAGGCTTGCGACATTACTGGTAGTGCAAGCCAACATCGGAGTTAGAATCTCTGATATACTGCACCTTACGCTTTCAGACGTGGTATACGAAAGCGGTCGCTATCATCTGGATATTGTAGAGCAGAAAACCGGCAAGGGAAGAAACTTCACGGTTCCAACTGAATTATTCCAGTTCTTAAAGCAGTACACCACAGATAATGGCATTGCACCAACCGCAAGAATCTTTCCAATCAGCGAAAGAGCCGTACAGAAACAATTGAAAATCGTAGCGGATTTCTTTGGAATTGACGGAATATCAACTCACAGTTTCCGGAAATTCTATGCTACGGAAATGTACCTAAACAACGATTATGATATTGAGTTGGTGCGTCACCTGCTACAGCACTCATCCAGTTCCACAACGCAAAGATATATCAGTATCAGTGAAAAACGTGTTGAGAACGCATTGAAAAACCATTTGTGTATCATCTAATTGTATGGTACACTGTAAAGGTCTAAAGCCAATATAATACGGCAACCATTTATTTCTCCCCCCGGTTGCCAATTAGACAAAAAAGTAGGAGCCTTTTCCATAATTTAGGCTCCTACTTCTTATTTATTTCTTATTTTTCTTCCTTGCAACTAATTCCTGCAAAGAAATCGTCATTTACTTATAAAAATCTATTACATACTTCTTCAAAAAAATCTAACTTTGCCAGTCTAATTGCTTCAGCTAAAGTAAAGTCTCCACCTATATTTTCTTTGATTTCTTTTGCATAAGGAACAAAACTTTCACATCTTATTCCTTCATTTTTTGAAACAACATAATCTTTATAAATCAGTGATAATTCTTCGTTTGTCTTATCGCTATATGGGATTTTCATTTTATATCACCTCTTCTAATCTTTACTTCGATTTTGATTCTATTCTTTTTGCAATTTTTTTCAACTCTTTTATTTTTCAATTTCCTTTTTTACAAGTCCAATTCCTTTTATTATCGTATCAGTCCTTGATAGATTTAATTTTCCTGAACAATACTCAATATCTTGTTTCTCTTGCTTTGTTAATCTGATGTTGAGTTTTTCTGTTCTGGAAACGTCTTGTAATGGTGGCCTACCAGTTCTTGGTGACAAATTATCATCTCCTTTCTATTTATGTCCTTGTATAAATCATTATAAGTTATGTACGCACATAAGTCAACCCCTAAATGCAAAAAAAATAGAGACAATATAAAATTATACTGTCTCTATCCAATAAATCTAGTTATCAAGCATTTCATTTACTCTCTGCATATTATCTCCAGTATCATACACAATCACGCATGACCTGCCAAAATAAAAAACTGCTAAGAATATAACGCAAATTAAAATAACAATTAAAAGTCTTTTCCACATATTTCTATTCCTTTACTAATTAGTGATATAACTTAAACATATCGGAAGAAAGTGATTCCGCATATATCTTAATATCGTTTTCGGCATTGGTTATGCTTGTTGAAAAATCATCATAGTTTCCTGTCGGACTTGCAAGCAAAGAATATAAACTGTGTATTGCATTACAATAGTTTTCTGTATCTTCGCAGATGTCTTTATATTCATTATAAATGTAGTCATCTGATTTAATTTTTTCCCATTTTGAATAGGTTTCCTTAAATTTCTCATATTGTTTTGCCGTTTTATTTGAATACACTGTATCACTTATGCAAAGATTCACGGCATCAGAGAAGTCTCTAAATTTCCCATTCTTCTTTAATGTCCATTTATTTGTCTCTTTGCTTTTCTCTTTCCAAATAGCATTACTCCATGTATGGGTTGCTTTTATGCTTATGTTGGATAGATTAGAAACAAATTTATCTGTAGAATCAAATAAATCACCAGTCAACTTCACAAAATCACGTTTATTTTGACGTCTTTGTTTTTGCTCTGCAATTTCCTTTTCCTTCTTTTCTTCTTCCGCTTTCTTTTTCGCTTCCGCTTTCTTCTGTTCCTCAATTCGCTTATTGTTCTCTTGAACAAAATAATAGGTAACACCACCTGCAACACCGGCAAGCAACATAACAATAATCACGATTAAAGCTATCTTTTTATGCTTTTTGGATTTCTTATTCTGTTCAATTGCAAGTTCCTTATCTGCATCCGTAATTGTTCTTCCACAATTCGGACACTGGTTTGTTTGGTCGCTAACTTTCTTTTTGCACTCCGGGCATTTAATCAAAGCCATGAGCAATCCCTCCTCTTTTATTTTTGATTGTATATTATCATATTTGACTATATTTGTCTATAATGCAGTTCTTAATGTTTGGAATACATTGTTTGTTATGCTAATTATTTCATCTGCGTATGTTGCCAAAAAGTCGCAAAACATTTCTTCCTGCTCCAAAGTCATATCAATTCCGTATGAAAACATTGCGCTATGGCATATCTCATGTAGCAAAACTTTGCGTAAAAAACCGCCACGCAAAATATTTGATATATAAATTGTTTGATTATTTCTATCGCACATTCCGCAAGTATAACTTCCGTCACTTCTTTGTAGCATATTGCTATACGGTGATACTGTTACTATATTCCAAACAAAACCATTCATAGTATACAATTTAACCACTCCAATCAAAAAGGGGCAATTACGCCCCCTTAATTTGTTTTTGTTAAAACTTCTGCAACAATGTTTGCATTTTGGTTTTAAGTAAATTTTTTTCTTCCTGCGAACTATCCGCAATCATTTCCGTAATGTCTTTTGATAATTCACCCATGTACTTTTCTAACTCTTTCATTTTGTATTGCTTATCCGCCGGTGTGTCTGCTTTGTGCATTTCTTTTGATTCCATGTAAGACATACGGCTCATTCCGCTTCTGCCCTCTCTGGAATCTCTCATCTTCATGTTTTTATCCATTCCGGTATCAGTGTAATACATAAGACCGTCTCTGTGTTTATCCATATCTCTGTACCATTCCGGGTCATGTTCCCGGTACATTTCCGGTGTCATATGGTAGTATGGTTCGTCATATCCTCTACGGTACGTTCCACGTCCTTTCGGAGCAAATCTTCCGTCAGCGTATCGGTATTTGTCATAAAATCTTCTTCCGTCTCCGTAACGCTCAAACATTTCAAGCGTTTCTTCCAAGTTTGATTCATCCATTGCCTTTGTTAAGGTTCTGTAGTACATTGCTTCCGACAAATCTTTCATCATGTCTACTACTTTTCCCATTTCGCAAGTATCAACATTTTCGATTCCAGATTCCATTTTGATTTTGGCACATTCGGAAAGTTTTTCAATCATACAATGCATTCTTTTAATATCCATCTCAATCACCTCCACCGGTTGTAACAATAGTTCCATCACCGTTTATTGCATTTAATCTGTTGTCTGGGGCGCAAGCAATTCTTCCAAGCAATTTGAAAACCCCGCTATTTGACGTGGTTTCAACTCTTGTACTGTACTTTGTTCTTGTTCTGATACTACAAGCCATTGCCTGCGTACAATCACATTTTGTCAATGGGTAAAGCACCGCTCCAGTTCCAATCTGGATATATACCGGAGCAGAAATTGTTGTTTCTGCCGGAATGTTCTGCGCCACAACAATGCAATATTTTGAACCATCGTTATAACTTCCTTCCGGGATTTGGATAACAAGACCAGTACCGGCAGTAAAATTTACTGCCTGACTTATAATCAATTTCTTGCAAAGTCTGCATACGTTTTTACAATTACTCATAATCTACCTCCTAAAAATCAATATGGGATAAGCCATAGACCTATCCCATAGAGTAATAATCAGCCTAGTTCGGCGAGTTTTTCTGATATTCTGTTTTGATTCTTCTGCATATTAGCAACAACCGCAACCGTTGTTAAGACCTACTCCATAAGCGGACTGGTAAGGTGAGCAAGTGATGTAAGCTGGTACGGCAGTAGGTCGCAACTGGCTTACAAGATACTGGTTCTGCTCTGACTGTGAAGCCGCCAATTTAAGGTTCTGATTTTCAGTCTGCAAAGTAGACAATTTGTCGTTTACAAGGAAGTCAAGGATGCTTCTTGTGTTTGCGTTCTGATTTTCGATAATATCTCTTGTATTGTTGCACATAGAGTTCTGGAGTGCGTTTGTCTGCGTTGAAATGTTGTAATTCACGCCCTGAATAGCTTCTCTTGTTGCACAGCAGCAGTCGGAAATCTGATGAGATACGTCATTGAATCCCTGCTGGTTCTGAAAACCAAGCGTACAGATTGAGTTATCAAGAGTTCTGAAATTGCTGTTGATTGTGTTGTTCAGCGCATAGTTACTGTCTGCCAGTCCGTATGTCTGCTGGTCGAGTTTGCTAATAAGCGTCTGCTGGTCTACTGCGGCTCTAACATCTGCCTGTGTAGCACAAGGAACGGATGCTCTGTCACCGCCGTTGCCGTAACCGCCGCCAAATCCATTACCCCATCCGCCAAAAATAGCAAACAAGATAATCAAGACCCACCAGCCGTTTCCATCGCCCCAGCCGTCTTTGTTGTTTCCTGTCACTGCCGCAATATCGGCAAGACTAGGTGAATTTCCGTTAAACATTTTGTTTACCTCCATTGTTTTATTTACAAATGGGAAACTAGTTTTAAGCGCACAACCCAAAATGTACTAACGTAAATTGCATCTTTGCATAATTGATTTTCTTATTTCATCCGGTGTAGTTCCTTTTTCTTTGCAGACGTTTTCTGCAAATTCCTGTAATCCTCTTGAATCTCCATTTCTATACATCTCAATAGCATTTTTCGCCATAGGGTTACTCATAACTTCATTGTTTTTTGTAATTTCTTCTAAAAATTTCTGTGGATTTCTCATTGCTTTCATAAAACTAATTGGATTAAGCATCTGTATCACTCTCCTTTTTAGTCGTAGTCGAAGATTTAGTGTTTCTAGTTGAAGATTTAGTCGAAGTTTTAGTCAAAGACGATTCCAAGTTAGAGATTTTGTTTTCTAACTCATCGAATCTTTTCATAATTACTTCTGTGACCTCTTCTGATATGTCTATTTTGCTTTTTGTGTTGTCCTGTGTCGGATTGTTAGGTTCTGTATCTAAAACTGGCTTAAAAGTCAAAATATGAGTTCTCCCATTTGCAAGCCATTGTTTTCCAAATATTTCCGTTCCGTCTGCTTTTGGAAAATAATATATATTCCCATCCATCGGAATGTCTGTTGCTTTTACAACGTCAATGCTATCAACAACTTTTCCAATAAAACTTGTCTGTTGTGATGTTGCCTGCATTTGAGAATTTTGCATAGGCGGTTGTAAGTTCTGCTGACAATTTTGTAAAAAGTTCATTCTTTCTGCGTATGGATTTTGAACATATCCATTATTCATCGGATAAAAGCTCTGATAATTTTGCATCCGGATTCTCCTTTCTTATTTTACCAATAACATTTTCAAACACGCTAACGGCTGTAGCCTGCGTTCCAATAGGTATTCTCTGCATTTCATTTTCGCTAAAAATCATTTCAAGAATCTCGTCTTTGAACATATCAATCACTCCTTACAATTAAAACTTACACCAAAAAAAGACGGATAAACCGTCAGAAATCATTCAAAATTTATTCATATGTATTATTGGAAACAATGCTCTTTTCTTACAATCACGTACTTTGTTTAGTGTAAAACAATGTATTAAATTATTTACACCATTTATACACCATTTTCATAAAAAATATAGTTATTTATAGATATTTATGCGAAAGTTAAAAATCCTCTATATACCGAAAACAACGCATTTTCGCCTTTTTGAACATTTCAATTTTCAAAGGTGGCGAGATGGTAAGAGTTTTTATAACCAACCATTTTTCGGTACTTTTAAGCGTTTTGTTTTTTAACTTACACCAAATTTACACCAAATACACCGTTTTACATAGCAATATATTGTTCCATTTCTTTCGCAACATCATCTGGTTTCTTGTGGGTATACACATCTAATGTCGTAGAAATATCTGAATGTCCCATTACTAATTGCAATGTTTTTACATTCATACCTTTTTCAACCATGCGGCTACAGAATGTATGCCTTAACACATGAGGTGTTATTTGCGGTAATTCTCCAAGACCAAGTTCAATATGCTTTTTTCGGACTTCTCTCATTGACCCCTCTAAATTTCTTCTTGTTTTTGGAAAACCCAAGTGGTTTATAAAAACAAATCCAGTATATCCGTCAATTGCATATTCGACTTTAGGTCTAACTTCTGTCCTTTTATGCATAAATGCTTTTCTTGTTGCGTCATTCATGGCAAGTATACGGTTACCTGCTTTTGATTTTGGTGGAAGAACAACGTATTTGCCACCAATCCTATGCAATTGCTTATTTACATTTATTCTTCTGTTTTTGAGGTCTACATCCTTAAATGTAAGTCCATATAATTCACTTACCCTCATTCCAGTATTCAAAAGAATCACCACATCATCATAGATATGCCGAAACCATCCATGATTGGAAATAAATTCAATATAATGATTTTCCTCTTCTTCACTCATCGAAAATCTTTGCTTTGAATCGTTTTCGATTATGTTCGATAAAGTGAATAGAAATGGATTTTTGACTATATAATCATCCTCAACTGCCATCTGAAAAGCCGGTTTCAAAAGTGTTTTTGCATTTTGAACCGTTCCATACGAATACCCTATATTGCTTAAGGTAATCATATATCGCTTTGCCAACGATGTTTTTATGTCTTTGATTGGAATATCCAATATCTGTATCTTGTCAAGCATATTTATTAGGTATCTATACTTCTGTTCTGTTGTTATGCGGACTTTTTTTAACGATAAATATCTTTCTATCAGTTCCCGGACTGTTATTTTATTGCTTTCCCAAGAAACACCAGATATTATTTCAGTTTTTGTTACTTGCAACTCTTTTTGTCGTAGTTCATTTAATGTTCTGGCATATATTGTTTGACGTTTCTTTGATAAATCAGTCCACCGGTACATATAAGTACCGTCAGTTCTTTGGCTTTCTCCTTTCTCTAATACTCTTCCTTTGTTATCTTTTCTGCTTGGCATACACATTCTCCTTTCTTAAAGAAAAGAGCATTGTTAAAGGATAATTATACCACTAACAACGCTCTATAGCAAATAATAGGTACTTATAGAAAGTTACAAAACCATTGTCCTGTCAAGATATTCTTCCATCTTTTTCCTTTTTATAAGGTTTTTTCTTCCTATAACAAGAACAAGTTCATTTCTGTTTTCGTTCACAATTTCCCTCATTCTATCCTTTCCAATATTAAAATAAGCCGATGCTTCTTCAATAGTAAGGTTATACTTTTCACATACTGGAATTTCTTTTTTCACTTCTATCATCTCCTTTGCCTTATTTATTTTCCAATCAATCCTTGATACTCTTCTTATGACGGTTGATTCCGACATATTGCATTTCATCTCTATTTGTCTTAATGTATAGCCTTTTGATATGCATTTGAATATTTGTTCTTCATCTTCTGTCAAATTGCAAATTTTTTCAATTTCATCAAGTTCCGGCTTAGTCAATGAGGATAAATACTTTCCTAATCTCATAAGCCTTTTCCTTTCCTATAATTTTTTGTTTGGTTTATTGGCTTCGTCAACCAACGCAATCAAAAACTCCTGCGTTTTCCTCGGAAGTTCACTATGTTTGATTTCCGCAATTACTTCTCGGTACTGTTCTTCTGATAATCTTTCCATGGTCTGTTACTCCTTTTATAATATAATATTCCGCTCTCTTGTAATTCTTTCCTTGCTTCATTCGCTTTCTGCGAGCGTGCTTTTTTCATATTCATCTGATAGTGCTTTTCGCATACCTTGTATCCATCTTTTACTTTTCCACCGCAAAAGCAACACAAGCCGTTTTCAATCCATGTTTTCTTTTTCGTGCTAGCCTTTGCTCTCTGACTATTTCTGCTTTTCTCCCTGCATATTCCACAAGTCAAGTAGCCGGAATCGGCTTTTCGCTTACGGCACCGTGGACAAATACCTTTTTCTACGTCCTTCTTATATGTAAGTTTCGCCCATTCCTTGTGTTCTTGGTTATATCTCTTTCGTGCTTCTTCACTTTTGTTTCTTCGATTATTGCATTGTATTGATTCATTTGCACGGCATTCCGGGCATGATGATTCACTACTGCCGATTGGAACCTTTCTGCAAATAGGACATATGCCAACTTCTTTATAGCATTGTTTATTTCTTCTTTCGTTCTCCGACTTTTTACTGCGACAACTTATACATCGTAAGCCGTCTCTATCTAGTGGCTTTCCACAATCAATGCAAAGTCCGTTCTGCTTTCTTCTATCGTACAATCGTTTTTGATAGATATTGCTCAAACAAACACCTCACTCATCCTCATCTGATTTAAGGATTCGGACACCGCATTTCTCTCTGACTTTATCTATATACCAATCAACATTAAACTTTGTTGGGTCTTCATCCATCTTTACTGATTCATCAGATATACGTTCAATAAGTCGATTGATTCTTTTGTTTCCAAATCCAAATTCTTCGCAAAGTGCAAGAAACATAATTCCGGTAGCAAGTTCAAATCCCTCATTCTTACCAGTTATATATGCCCTTGCCATAAGTTTTGTTTGTGTTGGCTTACCGCCGGTCAATTTCTCCTGCACACGTTTTTCTCTCCTCATTGCTGCTCTTTTGTTTACTGCCATGTTATCCGTCCTTTCTAGTATTTTTACTTAGTCACTTGTTTTTGAATTATTATTCATGCCACCTGCTTTTACAATCTCGATTGCTTTATTTAATCCGTTGCAATAACAACAATGACTTTCATCCTCTTTGCAAGTAGGAAGTTCACAAATGGAACATTTTTCGCTTTCATCTTCCAACTGTTTCAAAACCTTATCTACATCATAGGCAGTAGGTTGCTCATATATCATATTTTCAAACCTTATAATTTGTTTGTTTTTCTTTGTTAAATTTTGAATACAAATTGGTACGACATTTTCTTCTTTCAAATCAGCAAGTAGTCTGTCTGCGTCAATCAGTCTCATTCTTATTCACTCTCCTTGTAAGGCTTTGGCAATGGCATCCAATAATTAACCTTACAATCATACAAATATGTATGATTATGCCATCGATTATAGCCATAATATCCAATACAAACATCATCACGATATTCTCCGTCACACGGTCCACCTCTAATTTTGCCAGATAAAGCAACAAGAACATCTTCAAATTCCTCTGGCTTTCTTTCATTAACAGAAATCCATTGATTATTTGATTGTTTTTCAATTTCTGATATTACCGTTTCTACACTCTTAATATGTTCGCTCATGTTTCCTTTCTCATAACATAAATTACAGTTATCACATTTTTCGTTATTGCAATCTTCATAAATGCCTTCAACTTGTTTCTTTTGGCATTTAAGGTATGCTTTTAGCTTTTCAATTGCTTCATCTAATTCTTGTTCCATCTTATTCGCCTCCTTCCAACAATTCCGGATTGTCAAAAATGTTGCCGATAACTTCCCATTTACTGGAATCAAAATCTTCCAGTAAATCAACATCTCCATCTGCTGAACCACGAACATCCGAATTTTTGTATTTGTGTGTGCATATTCCAAATCCTGTAATATCATCACACCAACAAACCTCTGCAAAGTAATCATGTTCTGAATAAAAACCAGAAATGTATGGATAAATAAAACCATCCATAAGGTCATTTTCAAAAATAAGGTGATTGTATCTATCCCTTTTCCCTATACATTGGCAAATGGTGGATGGGTCTACTTCAATCATATCGGGAACATCATTTGTCATTCCCCATAGAATGTATCTTTTCTCCCAAATACCATATAAATACCCTTGCACCCACTTCCAATTATCAGTCCGCTTTGCTTTAAATAAATATCTATCTTTCATTTTCATCCTCCAATCTCATACCACAATAAGGAAAATATTTTATACCATGAAGCACATTTCCAAATTGTATATACCATCCTTTTTTATCATCCGAATACTGATATTTCACAACACTAGCAAACTTACAGTTTTTTAGATGTTTACAATTATGCTCTTTCATAAATTCTAAATTGTTACTCATAATTACTCCTTTCCCGGCTTTTCACACCGCTCAAATTCAACTACCCATACATAAGGATTTGCGTTCCAGCCATGAATGTGTTTGTCAGTTTTCTTGATAGTGGATTCCCAGATTTCGGCAAATCGTTCTACTGCTGTCCGTCTCATTTTTTCTTCCCAGCCAACGTTTTTGCCATTCTTCCAGTTTGCACCCTCTGCTTTTGCTCCATCATCGGTGATATCCTGCAACCGATCCACACGCACATCTGTAACCTTTAGAAAAATTCGAGCAGCTTCTTTCGGCATGTGGATGGACGGATGCCATGTGCAAAAGAAATTATTATCATCAGCCTTGTAATAATATTTTTCTTTTTCATCCCCATAAGAACCCTTGCACCATGTCTCACGAACATACAGAATGTCTCCCGGTTGGTATGGTGGAATATAAGGACAGAGCCTTTCATTCCCCCGAGGTTTTGTGATATAACCATTTGGGTGTACCTCAAATGGCTGTTTTAATACTCTTCGTGTACAAGTCTTTCTTCCTTCCAAAATAGCTCTTACCATTTCAGTGTTAAACAGTATAGGTTTTATGCTCATTTTGTCACCTCCAATCTATGATTTATAATATACAAATCAATCTTTTCGGCACATTTGTTACACACTTGATACTCTTTCTGCTTACCATTCATTTTTACGCTACCATACTGGTTAAAATCTACATTTACGCCATCTGAATTGTAATCAATTTCTTTTCCACACATATCGCAATTTACTTTTATCATGATATTCTCTCCTATTCTGCTTCTGATTGAAGCCAATCTTCCCACTCGCCGTGTTCTTCTTCGCTCGGAAATTCATGTTCCATCCACTGATAATCTGATTTTACTTTGCAAAGGAACTCTGCCAACTCTTCATCCGACATATTCCTTATCCTGTCTGCGTTAGTCATTGTTATCACCTCCAATTTCTATAGTCAGCAACTTTTCAGCCTTTGGATTGCCTAGTTTCAATTCTTTGATTTGAAATCTATACTTATAGGCATCCTTTCCAATCTTTTCAAATAATTTCTTTCTTGCTTTTGTTTTGCTTGGTTCGCAGATACCAAATTGAAATTCTTTCTTTTTGGTATTCCAGACACCATAGCGTTTCTTACGATTCATTCAGCACCTCTCAATTCTTTATTGTCTATACCAATGTTTTTTCCCATCTGAAAACTCCACTTCGATTTTGCGTGGTAAATTGAGATGTGCATTATATCTAGCGTCTGTGATTTTAACGCATTTGAGATGTTCTTTTTCGCACTTTAAAGCATCTGCCTTTTCACGATAATCGGTATGGCAAATATCACAAGTATATAATTCTTTCTTAGTCATTTTTTCCACCTCTCAATTCTTTTAAATATTTCTTGCGCTCTCGTCTAAACTTCTTGGAATACTTAGTTAGAATTTCGTTGATAGCTATTTCGTTGACTTGTGACTGCCCTATTGGGTCAACAACATACCAATTTTCTGGTAACAAATATTGAATAATAAAATGACGAAACTCTGCATCACTCATTCCAACACCATAGATGTTTTCTTTATCTTTTCTTACTGAATATTTCTCTTTGAAAAACTCACTAATTGTCATTCCATACCTCTCAATTCTTTCAGTTTTGCTTCGGCTTCGGATTTCCCTAATTCAATGCCAGCAAGACATCTACTTGCATAAGCCTCTTCGTAACACCAAAAATAACTCTGTCAATGGACATTCAGAACACTTACACTCTTCGTGGTTACAAGTTGCTTTAGTATGAACACATTCTCTGTGTTCTACTTTATCATCAGCAAGTGGCAATTTAATAAGTCTTCCCTGTTCCTCTAAATTTTGATATTCTTTTAACTGTATAAGCCATTCCGCAAGCTGACCATGTTCTTCTGCACATTCAAGGCACATATTTTTATTATCGACTGTATCAAAATGCTTAGCTCTTTCCTTGTTCTCATGTGCTTTTTCTTTTGCATGTGCTATTGCTTCATCAATACTCATTTATTTACTCCTTTCATCCGTTAATCTCTCAAACCGTTCACAAGGAACATTTAATAAACAACCACAGTTTTCAACTTCCATTCCTCCCCAATATGTTTTGTACCTGTAGGAATTTTTACACTTGAAACAAAACTCTTTACCGCTGTTTACCTTATAACTCGTTTTCTTATCTCCTAATTTCTCTTCCAAATTTCTGTTTACTCTTTCTAGGTCTTTGCACTTATCCTTTAATTCTTTAAAATCGTCAAGCAACTTGCTATACTTCTTCTTGCTTAAAATCTTCATCCAATCACTTCCTTTCTCAAATAATCCATATATCCCTTTGATACGCTTAACACATAGATAGAAATTGCATTTGTCATTCTTTGCAAGAAATCATCATCTTCCTTGTAATCTTCGTATGACTTGAAAACAACTTCTTGAATCTGTGCGTATTGTGCTTTGCCTTGGCTGTTAATATAAGAAGTTAAATCCATGACCTTTCCAGTTTTTATTTTTGATTCTAGGTACTGCGTCAATTCAATTTGACCGTTAATCTGTTCCAATATCATCACCTGCTATCTATGTTTGATTTAAACAACTTTTCCACATATAAGTCCATTGAATGACACAACTTAACGCAATTTCCGTGCGACGCATGATTTTTCCATGCATTGTATTTCTCATAAAATTTTGTTTCAGTCATTCTTTCGGACTTAACGAGTTTTACCCACTTTCTTATCTTTTTACGGATTTTTCGCTTATTTTCTCCTTTTAGCCTGCGTATATACTTTCCATCCTTAGTTATGTAGTGGTGGAACCCAAGAAAAGGTATTCCACACTTGAACGGAACAATTTGCGTTTTACCGTTTAGCGTCAAACCAAGGCTTTCTACAAATCGATTTATGCAATCAAGACACCATTTCAAATATTCCTTGTCGTGGTGTATCAAATAGAAATCATCCATATATCTTCCATAAAGATTGATTCCAAACTCGCCAGTAATCATATGGTCTAATCCGTCAAGCATAAGCAAAGCATATATTTGAGCCACTTGATTTCCTAATGGCACTCCAATACCATCTGTGCTATCAATAAGCAAATGGTTAAGCCACATTGTGTAACTGTCCGGAAAGTAATAGTCAACTATATCTTTTAATATCTCGTGGTCGATACTATAAAAGAATTTAGTTACGTCACATCTCAAAATCCATCCATCTAACTTGTGTTTTTGGTAAAACTCTAACATCTGTTTTTTCAGACAATCCATGCCGAACAATGTTCCTTTGTTTTTCTGCCCGGCATAGTTTGTCTTGATAAACTGGCTTTCCAGTCTTGGATGTAAAATCGTATCAGACAAGCAATGTTGAACAACCTTATCCTTAAACGAACAAGAACGTATCAATCGTTCTTTAGGCTCGTAGACCTTAAATTCGTTATATGGATTCATCTTGTAGGTTTTGTTTTTCAACTGCTCTAGCAAGATATGAACGCCATCTAGGCTCATTGTTTGGAATCTAGCACAACTTTCATTGCGCCTTTTACCTGCCTTAGCACGTTTATAAGCGTTATAAAGGTTTTCAAAATTGCATATAATACTTTTATCATCCATAATAAAAACTCCTTTGTATTTATCCTTTTAGGAAAGGTCATGTGCTTTTCTGTATCTTTCTCTGATTTCGGCTTAATGCCTACTCTAACTGTCTGTTTGTCACAGAATGGGCGCACGCCGTTTTTGTTGTTGCAATTGTTGTTGTTGATGTTGCCGGACGGCGAAACAACCGATTAAGCAGCACATAACCTATAGTTTTATCTTTCTTTGTCTTTTGTTCTCCATGCAATTGCCATATGCTTTACATCGCAAACCATTTTCGACCAATGACCGACACATTTTATGTTGATTAGTCCTAAACTGTTTGATAACTCTATGTAATACAAGAGTTCATCACAATGTGTTATTGCTCTTGTCTGCAACTCTAATCGTTCTCTCTTGTATGCTTTTATATCCGTCCTATTTGCTTCAATCAAACATTCGTAGATTTCAAGCGACTTGTTCTGCATCTTGTCCACAAGAGAAAATCTAAATTTCTTTGGATAGTGATTACAATTTGATGTCTTTTCCAAAGTGTGCTTTGCTAAATCTTTTGCTTTTAGAATTACAGTAAGTTCTTTACTTGCCATAATCATCACTCCGATTCAAAGAGATTAGGTGAAAAGATACAAAGTGGGCGCACGCCGAAAATGCTGCGGCAATAGTAGTAGCTGATGCCGCCGGACGGCGAAACAATTACAATA